AATGTAACAGTAAGATCGCCAGCTTCCACTTTAGCTAACGCATTAGACTCTGCATCAAAACAGTTTTTAATATGAGTGCTAACCAAAGCGACCATTTCGTTCCACTCATTCAATGAATTCTGTCGGAATGCTTTTTGCCAAACCTCCTCTGTGAGTTGGATCTCGTTGCCATCTTCGTCGAAGTCAGTCCAAGCAATCTGCACCTTCTTATCCATCTTCCAATTAGAATAGCCTACAGATGCAGGATTGGCTATCAACATTGTTAAGACGGAGGTCATCTTCTGCTGGCTGTTGCTATCTGTAGCTATACGCCACAAGTCAAAATTGCTATCTAGCCACTCAACGCCGCCTTGCTCTTTATTCCAGCGATCCGCTGTAATCTGGGACTGAATTCTGCTTTTGGCAGCTTCAGCGCTAAAATCTACAACCTCCCAAGTTTGAACCCATCCATCTGCTCTTTGTTCAAATACTGGATTTAGGTTTTGAAGAGTAACATTGTAGGATGGCTTAGAATCTACGGTGTAAGTATAGCAATCGAAATCTGCAAGTACAGTTGCAGTTAGTAATCTCGGAAACAATGTGTCAGGATTGTCCCGCTTTAATCGAGCCTCGCTATATTTCCTAGGTACGCCGTCTGTGATCTTCAGTATGTTCATTATGATGCTACTCCTGACTCCATTCCGTATAATACGCTATTGGCTTTCCAAAGAACAATAATGCTATTGTTGGTAGTGTCTATTGTTGGTGCAGAACCTCCAACCCACTTAGTTGTAGGCCAACCAGAAATTGTGTAAGAGTTTCCTCCTGTGCTAAACACTATAGTTATTGACTCTCCGTTTGCCAAAGAATCCGTAACGGAAGTTACGTTGCCAGTTAAAGTGAGGACCTGTATCGTTCCGTTTGCTGGATCTAAGGTTAGAGATCCCGTTACGGCGGAGTCAATGTGAACATCTTCTACAATTTCTCCGCTAATAGTAATGGAGCCAACAGTGATGGCATTAGTCGTCGTTGCTCCACGTCCTGTTACGCTGTTCAGCGTATCAGACTCGGCAGTGAGGTACGTCCCCAAATCGGAGATGTCGCTCTCCGTAATTGGGTCTACCGTAATGACCTGCCCAGCAATGCTAATGTAGGTTCCCGTCCCTGCCAGGGTTACATCTGTACTGTTGTCTGTCCCAGCCGCATCAACGCCTAGCGTGGTCCTTGCCGTAGCTGCGTCAGCATCGTCAACCAGACTAGCTCCAAACGCGCTTATAGTTGTGTTGGCTGGCAGTGATAGCGTTTTGATGTCGGCATCTACCTCCGAATCCATCAAAGCCCCAGCCGCTTGCACATTATCTGTATCGGTTACGTCAGCCCCAGCTTCAACCGCTGATAGCCTGCTAATGTCGGCAGCATTCGTAAATTTATTGGTAGTTGAAGTGTCGTCTATGTCGTCAGCATCTAGTACCACTGCTCCGGTCTGAGTGTTGACCGAGTCTACAGGAGCAGCCTCCCTGCCCATAAATACCCAAGCAGATCCACTGTAACGGTAAAACCCAGCAGGGTAGCCAGCAGTGGCAGTGGTAACTAGATAAACATCGCCAGTAGTCGGGCTTGCAGGGAGATTGGCGTAAGTCGTTCTTTCCCCCTTTAGCTCAGGCATCAACTGAGTCTTGTCTATAGCATCATCTATTTGTACGCCTGTATGTGAACTGTTGTACGCCATTACTGTCTTACGTTAAATGTTTCTCCTGCTGAATCTATGAATGACTCAGTGCCACCAGCACCATCATCCACAAGAAAACTCTCGTAGATACTAGATACTACGCCACCGATTCTAGCTCCTACGCGACCTGCCCGTAAGAACTCAAAAATGTTTTTAAGCCCTACGTTTCTCATAGGGACTAGTCTACAAACTCAGTGCTTTGAATTATTGAAGTTCCACCAGACCCAAGGAACTTTGCTCCTTTAGCGGCGTTCTTGCTTAGCACAATGAGGCCTTGTTCTTTTACAAGAAGATGACCGTTAGATGCAGTGGGAGCAGATCCATCAAACGTAACAATTACATTGTTGTCTTGGACATCAATAACTACATAATCAGTGTCTGCATGGAAAGCGGCAAAAGATGCTCCAGCACCAGTAGTTGCTGCTGATAAGTTTTCTGGAGTGCCGTTCGGGTTTACGTTCCCGATATATAGATTGGAGGTGCGTGAGTTCATTATCTAGGTTGGTTAGAGACGTATGTGTTAAATCGTTTTTTGACCGTGTTGTTATTCATAACTTGGTCGGTTTTTTCTAGCTCATTAGCTAAATACTTATCAGCTACTTGCTCTTCGGCCAAAGCTTTGTCATGCTGCCCATCCATTCTAAGAAAGTCAGCGTAAACACTGTGAGCAACGTAGTAAAAAAATTCTAAAGGAATCTCTTGAGTGCTTTTGTCTCCAGTAAGATCCCAGGTACTAGGAATGTCAGTAAGCTCCTTCTTGTAAGTAACAAACGCAGAGTCAGCATCAGCAGTTGTTAGGTTAAGAATATGAGCGCCATCTGACTGTACAAAAAAATCAAACTCCAAAGCAGAGTTTCTAAGGAAAGGCTGAGTCCGGTGAATGCGTATGAACTCAGCAATATCGTTTTTGCTTGATTGAGTGAATGCAATTACAGAACTAGATACTGTCCTCTCTTCACCGGCAACTAAGTACCGAGGCCACATTGGAGTAGCTTGGTACGCCTCGTACATTCTGCGTTTAGCAAAATTAAGAAGCTGAGTATTTTCGTTTGTAGTAAATGAAGATACTCCAGCTAAAGCTGATATTAAGTCGTATAAGTCTCTGTTGTACTTTACTTGCATTAAGCTCTATTTGGGCTTAGCTCAGGAAACTTTTTATTAAAATATCGTAAGAACTCTCTACTGTTCACAGTGTCGTGTCCGTACTTATTTACTAATCTAAAATAATCACGAGCAGGCATATTAGCTACGCACTTACCTAGGATTGGATGAGTTTTTCCTACGTTTGTTTTGGCTTCTTTGGCAGCTTGATTTATTCTATCTTGCTCCTTGGCTTTCTCCATCTTGAAACCCGTATGGATTTCTTTCATGAAAGCTTTGTTTATTTCCCCGTCAGAATATCTTGGTAGCTTAGTAATTATTTCCATGTTTTAAAAAGGGGGAGGCCAGAGGGGAGGCCAGGATTGGCCCAACCTCCCCTAAAACTAAGTATATGATAGAAAAGCTTACGCTACTTCTTCGATCTTACCGTGAGCCTGTGGGTGGTAAACACCGAGGGTCAAAGCGCAATCAACGTAGCCACGCTCACCACCACCCTGATTCGGGAGGCGAGTCGATCCCATTGGGATAAGCTCGTGGATGCCGTAGTACTCAGGATTGAGCAAGTAAGCGTAGTCCTTGTTAGTCGTGTCAGGCATACAGTCAGGATTGCCATTGACAATCGAGATCATGCCGTGATCGGACTGATAGAACTCAACACTAAGCTTGATCTGGGCTGAGTCACCGTTGTAATTAACGGTACGAACGCTGTCAGCATCAGTTCCGCTTACGCCAGCAGTGCGAGCAAAGTCAGAAATAATGCGACGAACAGCCGTATCAGCGATCATCGTCAGGTTGTTGCTTGTTCCAGTTTTACGGAAAATAGAAGTGATGAGGTTATTCAACACAGTTTCCGTGAAGGCACCTTCAGCAGCAGCGTGAATGCTGTCAGCAGGAGTTTTGAAACCAGCAGGAACAAGTGCATCAGCAGCACCTGAATCAATCCAAGCGCCAAGACCAGCAAGAGCGTAAGCTGTGTCTGTTCCGTTTTCAGCAGCGCGAGGTTGAGTACCACAAAGGGTTTTTTCAATATCACGCTTTATTTCACGGATAGACTTAGCTTCAGCTTGAGCAATCTTAGCGGGTCCAACGCTGTCAACAGCTTCCTGAAGATCGGAAACTTGGTAATAGCGACGGAACTTTTGGATGTAGTTTCCAAGACGAGCTCGTCCCGAAAACTTATCAGCGTTAGCGTCAAAGGTAACGTCAGCACCTTCACGGATGCCAGTCGATGAAGGAGCAGACAAAGCGTCTACCGTCCACTCAACGAATGTTGAGGATGCTTTTTGCTTGGAAGCAGAGGAAAGGACTGGAGTTTCTTCAGGAGCGAGAATAGTCAAGAC